GTAGTCCTTTTCATCTTCCCCATCTAAGCGTGGGTTTTCAATGACAGCCTTAATTGCCTCGGTCTGAAACCAAGTATTTAATCCATCTTTTGAAAGTTGTCCGAGTATCGTGCTGACCGAAGGCACGAGAGTTCCAGGACTAGCCTTGGCATCACGCAAGGTGGTGTTTCTGGGTTTTCCGTTTTTACCAATAGTTGTATAGCGAGGTTCACCAGTTTTGGCATCGTACCAATGCTGAGACATAAATTTTCCCCTTTAGTTTTCATTATTCAGCAGATGTTTCTGGTTGTTCAACAGGCTGGTTTAATCCAGCCACTTGTGGTGCAGCTTGAGCATGAATCTTAGCAATAAGTGATTTTGCGGACTGTTCAATATGCTTTAATAATGCTTCTACTTCTTGGATTTCTAGTGATAAGTTAATCATGTTTTCCTCAATCAAGTAAATTTAAAATAGCGTTACGGCTGGTAGCATCCAAACAGCAGTCAGCACACACTTGAATCACATCTTTGATTACAGCAGTTAAGTCTTGTGTTTCAAAGGCAATCAACTGTCGTTCTTCATCTACGCCAAAAGGCTGTGTTGAAATAATGGCTTTATCGCCAATAACATCTCTAATGTGATTTAGCATGGCTTTCTCCTTAGAATGGTGTTAAATCGTCATCAATCGTATGTTTAGGCAATTCATCTTCACCTTTGGCTTTAAAGCCTACAGGCTCTTTGACTTTGCCCACCGAAATACTGAAATACTTGCCTACTTTTGCAGACTCCTTAATCCATGCATTTAGGTAATGCTCTTTGCCTTGAAGCATGATTGACCCTGTGTAATCTGGGTGATTATCAGAGGTCTTGCGATTGTTCTTGAACAGCGATGCGCTGCCTTCCTTCATTTCGTAGGCCATTAGATTTCCTTTGCTTTTACGATTGGTTGTTTAACTTGTGGACTGCTTGCTGCATTACCATCATCATCGGCTTGAACCACGCCAACAACTGCTGCTAAAGCGTATCTACGCATATAGGTCAATGCCGAACCAGCGCCCTGCGCATCTGGTTTGGTTACTGGTAAAGACATCTCTTTACTAATCCATTCGCCAGAAGAATGACTGAGAACGGTAGTGAGTGACATTGTTCCGTCAAAATACTCGCCAGGAAACTGCATAACAGCCAAGCCATTCTCAGCAAGCAAGCTACGACAAGAATCCCAAACAGATTCCAAGTCAGCATAACGGCTCTTGAAAAACGGATTTGCAGAATCTTTGGTCGCATAAGTCAATTTCCCCTGAACGATTGATAATGCTTTGGCTAAGTTGGCGATAGATTCAGATTGACGCATTTGAACCTCCAAAAATGTTGCCAAAGTCATTAAATACGCTTTGTAGTAATACATTGCGTTTATTGTTAGGTTTGCCACAAGCTGCACGAATAACATCCACATCGTCTTGCGACAATTCTGTGCCGTATTCCATGTTATTTAACGCTACTTCCAAGCGTTCTTCCATTTCGGTCATTACTTGGTACATTTCATCCATTTAAGTTCCCCTTAAATACATAGCGAAATTGCTATAAATGCCATTGTAAGCTAATTCAAGTGTCTGTCAAGAAGTATTTGCAAATTAGCAACATACGCTGTAAGATTGCACAGATGAAATTAAAACTGACCGATTCTGCCATTATTGATTTACTTGGTGGGCCAACAAAAGTGGGCAAATTATGTGGGGTAACCCCTAATGCTGTGTCTCAATGGCGAAAAAACAACATTCCTTATGCCCAGTTCGTATTTTTGGCGGCAACTCTTGAAAAAGAGTCGCATGGGCTAATTACAAGGCAAGACATATTCCCAACGAACTTTTGGCTTATATGGCCTGAGTTGCTTAAAAACAACGCTTTTATAGAAAGAGAATAGTGTAGAATCAAATCCCCTTAGATTGGCGGCTCTAACGACATCGTGGCGGTCTAAGGTAGTAGCGTTACCAGAAGGGTAAGAGGCTGAAATAGCGCAATACAGGTGGCGAAGATAGTGCCTGTGCCTCGCAAGACTGTCGGGTGAGCGATTCCGCAATGGGAGAACTTTGAAGGCAAACCTAGGTAGGCTAGGTGCGCTTAAACCGCTTGGGAGTAGTTTTAAAGCAACATAGGTATAAATACTTAGTGACTAACTAAAGACTATTGGGCAAACTACAAGTACTCAATAACGAGTAACCATTTAAGGGGAAATTAAATGAAAGACTTTTTACTAGCTTGTTTGTTAGGTGGCATTTTGGGAGCAATGGTTGGATATGCAGTACCTTCACACGCTCAGACTTATCCATTAACTAGCCCACAAGGTTACAACATGGGTACGGTGCAAATTCAAGGCAATACAGCCCAGTTCGTAAACCCACAAGGTTTTATTACACAAACCGCAACTTTGTATAATAATCAAGTGGTTATCACAACTCCAAATGGCGTTACAACTACAGTAATTGGCAATACTGGATATACAACACCGCCAAGCCCATCAACATCAATGTCACCAAGGGTGATGCAGTAATGTTTGACGAGTTCTGGTCGTTATATCCTAAAAAAGTCGCAAAAGGCGCAGCAATGAAAGCCTGGCAAAAGTTAAACCAAGCCGAGAAAGATGAAGTAATGGCACAGTTGCCAAACCATCTTAAATATTGGAAACTAAAAGGTACGGAAAAAGACTACATTCCATATCCAGCCACTTGGTTAAACCAAATGCGGTATTTGGATGAGCTAGACTTTGAAGTAACCACTAAAAAGCCACCAAGTTTGCCTTGGTATTCGACTGATGAATTGACTCTTGCTAAGGCTAGAGAATTAGGAATAACGCCTTATGCAGGAGAGTCTTTCGCCCAATTACGACAGCGAATTTCTACATCAATCAGCCGTCAGGCAGTTGTGTAAATGGCGACATGAATGGGGATTACAAAAATTTAGAATGTATTTGTCAAAACACAAAGTATCTGAAGTATTGTTGCAAGACTTTTACATTCAATGGCAATTAGGTAATAAAGGGAAATACAAATGTTGGAAAAAACCATAATAGCTGCAACAGGGCTTGGATATTTGATGGTAGGCGTATTGCAATTACGCAAGGGGGCATTTCCTAACGCAATTATTTGGTTAGGTTATGCGTTTAGTCAAATTGGTCTTTGGCTTGCGCTTAAATAAGGGGAGCTATGAATGAGTTGGCTCTTTTCGCAGGCGCTGGTGGAGGAATACTTGGGGGACATTTGCTCGGATGGAGAACAGTCTGCGCAGTCGAATGGGAACCCTATCCAGCAAGCGTATTGTGCGCCCGACAAAATGACGGAGTTCTCCCGCCTTTCCCGATTTGGGATGATGTTCAAACCTTTGACGGAAAGCCGTGGCGAGGAATTGTTGATGTTGTATCTGGAGGATTTCCATGCCAAGACATTTCCGTTGCAGGAAACGGAGATGGGCTTGACGGAGAAAGAAGCGGAATGTGGCGAGAGATGGCAAGGATTATTGGCGAGGTTAGACCTAAATACGCTTTTGTGGAAAACTCCCCAATGCTCACTACTAGAGGACTCGGAACAGTCCTTAGAGATTTGGCCCAACTGGGGTTCAATGCGGAATGGGGTGTGTTGGGAGCAGATGAAATTGGCGCAAACCACAAAAGAAAACGAATTTGGATTGTGGCTTACTCCAACAGCAACAGCGATTTCTGGAAGAAGTCCAAAAGCAATGGAATACAGAACAAAACAGAGGGAGGCGCAAGGACACAAAACAGTTCAGCCTGGAAATCTAGCGGAACAAGTAATGTATTCGGGAAAAATTCCTTGCAAGGATATGAAAAACCCAACATGGCCTACTCCAGTAGCGAGAATGTGGAAAGACAGCGCAAGTCCTTCGGAATACAAGAGGCACGAGATACCATTGGCAGCTCAAGTTGGTGGAAAATTGAACCCAGAGTGGACAGAGTGGCTAATGGGATGGATGCTAGGGTGGACAGACTTAAAGCCATTGGAAATGGACAAGTCCCACTTTGTGCAGCAACAGCATGGAGATTGTTAAATGAAAGAATTTAACCCACACAACGCTTATGACACGATTGAAAATGTCAAGCGTAAATATGCTGAAGCTGAAGGCCTTGCTGCTGGTCTTGAAGCAAAGAAAAAAGCCATTATTGCCATAATGATGAAAAAGTCGGGTGAGCAATCACTTGGTGCGCAAGAGCGAGAGGCTTACGGTTCTGCGGAATATGCTGAATATTGTGAACAAATTGGCGAGGCCACAGCTAACAAAATTCTATTAAAATTGGAAATCACCCAAGCTCAAATGGAATTCGAAGCTTGGCGTTCTGAACAAGCTACTAATCGAAACATAGAAAGAATAACAAGATGACACCTGATTACTCTGAAAACTATCTGCAAATCGCTAAATTGTTAAAGCAATATCACAACGCCACACTTAGAAAAAATTATGAGAAAGCCACAAAAATTGCTCATGAGTTAGCTGATGAGACAATTAAGTTAGAGTTTTCTACTTACGAGCAAGTTCGTAAGAATTGGGTTAATTAATGAAACTAATGCGCAATATATTTGCCACGCATACAGACTATGCGGATTTTAAAGGCATCATACCTAGCAATCCTTTATTCGTGCCAAGCAATGTAGATGGTATCTGTGAGCGTAATGGTCATTTCTTAATCATGGAATGGAAGCGCCTAGATGAGAAAGTAAGCAAAGGCCAAGAGATATTGCTCAAAGCATTAGCTGAAAACCCACGCTTTATTGTTACCATCATTTATGGCAATACTGATGATGGCACATTTATTGATAAGTATTACACCGTAGGCATGGATGGTAAATGCGCAATAGCTGGTGTGGGATTTGAGCAATTTAAAACTTTTTATAGACAATGGTACGAATGGGCAGATGGCAATATATCGAAACAAAAAACTGCTTGAGATTGTCAGAAACTTACCGTGCCAACATTGCGGGATAGAAGATGGAACAGTCGTTGCAGCCCATTCAAATCAACTTCGAGATGGTAAAGGCAGAGGACTTAAAGCACATGATTACCGAATATCGGCACTCTGCTACAAATGCCATGCGGAAATCGACCAAGGGGCGCTACTCAGCAAATCTAGCCGTATTGAAAGATGGGAAGA